AAACAGAGGAAAATGTGCGAGAAGCTCCTTTTCTACCTAAAGAGTCCAAGATTTGTTCATTTTATCAACCAATACTCTACGGTTGCAGATAGAGATTTATTTGAAAGTGAGTTTGTGAGAACTGTTTGGGATAAACCAGACTTAACTAATGATGAGTTGAATTTGTATATTACTGTTTGCACTAACTACGTCAGACAAAAACATATTCAACAAAGAATCAATAAATTGAGTACGATGCTCAATGACACAGATAATGAGCGAGATTTAACAATGCGCCTTACTGAGCTTATAAAGGCCACTAGCGAAGAATTGAACCAATGCGAGAAGAGAATCGAATCTTTGACGAAAGACCTTAACGGGAGCCGTCAGGCGCGTTTAAAGGCAAGAGGAGAGCAAAATGGAAGTATCGCTGCGTTAGTGGAAGCATTTCAAGACAAAGAAGAGCGTGACCGCATGATTTTAATGGCTGAACTACAAAACAAGCTAATTGAAGAAGAAGCTGACCGACTTGAATCTATGGACGAGTATAAAGCTCGTATTTTAGGGATATCTAAAAGAGAAATATTATGAGCGAATTTGTCTGCAAGGAATGCAACAAGGAGTTTGACAAAAAAAGGAGTTTCCATGCTCACTTGAAAGCTCATACCCTTGCTATAGGAGATTACTACGTAAAGCACTACGATAAACGAGATTTATATACAAATGAAAAACTTGCGTTTAGATCTTATGACCAATACATGCGAGACGACTTTAATGATCACTCCAACTTTATTTCATGGATGGATTCTGCTCCACCTAAAAAGGTTAAAGATTATATTAAAAATAAAACAAAAGAAAAATTCCTATTAAAAGAAATAAATATATCTCCGCCAAACCTTTTCTATGATTTGTCGGAAATGGCTAATATATTTTATTATAAAAAATTCTGGGGTTCGTATTCTAATTTTTTAAAAGAATTCGAAGTAGAGAACTATTATGATAGCGGTCTTCCGTTAAAGTTCTGGGAATCTAGTCATAAGAACATACCAATGTTTATAGACACAAGGGAAAAGCTTCCATTAACTTTTGAAGACTCTATAACTAATAAATTGGACTTTGGAGATTATACAGCGCGAGGAGAGCTATATTCTAAGACCTTTGTGGACAGGAAAGCTCAAGATGACTTTAGGCAAACCTTTGGCAAGGATATAGAAAGATTTAGGAGAGAAATGGATAGGTGTGTTGAATTTAATTCATATATGTTTATAGTTGCAGAGACTTCTATAGACAAACTTGAAGAACACAATAAGATTTCTAAGTTTAAGTCTAATTTAGGTTACTTGTGGCACAATGTAAGGAACTTAATTATAGACTACCCCCAAAACCTTCAGATTGTTTTCGCTCATAATAGAGCGGGAGCAAAAAAACTCATTCCACTAATACTATACCATGGGAAAGATTTATGGAAAGTGGATTTACAATATTTTATAGATAAAAGAATAAATGTCTTGGACAAAAGGAAAACAAGGATATCGGCTTGAGCACTCCTCTAAAGAGCTAAACAAGCTACTAAAGGAGATGGATGGGACTCTAGGAGAAGAAGAGTCCAAGTATTTGTTATATAAATTTCTTAGGAATAATATAGCTTTTACATCTGAATTGTTTTTGGGCGTGAAGTTATTCCCGTTCCAAGCGATGGCAATCAAGGGGATGATGGTTTCAGACTACTCTATGTTCGTATTCTCTCGCGGCATGTCTAAGACGTTCTCTACGGCGATTTACGTCATACTGGAATGCTTACTTAACCCTAGCGCGAATATAGGCGTGATCGCAGGTAGCTTTAGGCAATCAAAGCAAATCTTCCAAAAGATGGAGGATATCATTAGTAAACCAGAAGCTAGTCTAATCAAAGAGTGCGGATTCAGAATTCAAAAGGGAACTGACCAATGGACAATGACTTTAGGTAAGGCTAGGGCGATTGCCCTTCCTCTCGCTAATGGAGAAAGACTTCGTGGATTTCGTTTTAACAGGATTGTTTTGGATGAATTCCTAACTATACCAGAAAAGATTTTTAACGAGGTTATCATACCATTCCTTGGTGTGGTAGACAACCCCATCGAGAGGGAAGAATTGTACAACCTAGAATCCAGAGTAATCGAAAAAGGCGAGATGAAAGAGGGGGACAGGTATATTTGGCCAAACAACAAGCTAATCATTCTATCATCTCCGTCATTTAAATTTGAATACATGTATAGATTATACAAAAAGTACGAGGATCTTATACTTGGGAATGATATAAAAGAGGGAGACGAAGATGAAGAGGAAGAATTAAAAGATGATGCTTATAGACTTATCATGCAATTAAGTTACGATTGCGCTCCTAAAAGGCTCTATGATCAAAATCTGCTTAAGCAAGCTAAGGCTACCATGTCCGAGATGCAATTTAAGAGAGAATTTGGCGCTCAGTTTATTGATGAGAGTGATGGTTACTTTAGATTATCTAAAATGGCTGCTTGTACTATTCCAGATGGAGAGTTTCCTGCCGTGGAAGTGGTTGGGAACCCTAGTCATGAGTATATCCTTGCTTTTGACCCAAACTGGGCTGGCAACACTAATGCCGACCATTTTGCAATGCATGTATTTAAGGTGGATAGAGAAGAGCAGAAAATATGTTTAGTGCATAGTTATGCTATAGCGGGAGTATCTCTCAAACAACACATGGAGTATTTTTTGTATCTAATACAGCATTTTAATATTGTTGGGATTTGCGGAGACTACAATGGAGGAGTCCAGTTTATTAATTCTTGTAACGAGAGTGCTTTGTTTAAAGAGGCTGATGTGAAAATTGGTGTTTTAGAAGTTGACTTAGAAAGACCAGAAAATTGGAACTCAGATATCCTAAATTTTAAAAATCAATATAATGCAAGTGAAAGAAATTACTGCATACTTAGGAAGCCCACATCTAATTGGATTAGAAATGCTAATGAGATGTTGCAAGCGGCAATAGACCATAAAAGAATTTTATTTGCTTCTAGAGCGATTGACAGCCACTTTGATTCACAGCGCAAAAAGAATATACCTATTGATAAACTCAAATGGGATATTAAGACTCCAAAATCCTCCAAAGGAGCTATGATGATAGACTTGATTGATCATCAAAAGTATGTTGTGGAACTTACAAAGTCGGAATGCGCCAACATTGAAGTGATAGGGAACCCTCAAGGATCACAAGCATTTAACCTGCCTCAAAACCTCAGAAGACAAAAAGGGCCTAACAGAGCACGGAAAGACTCTTATTCTGCCTTGGTCCTAGGGAATTGGTTTGCTAAAGTGTTTTTTGATTCCGAAAACGCTACTCAAGAACAAAAGCCTCAAGGAACATTTATTCCGTTTGCGATTTGAAAAGTTGTAAAGTCACTTTTATAACTTTAGTGTAAACTTTAATATGTCTCGTAGATACACTAAACGCTCCGAATACTGGGAGAAGTTCAATAAAAAAGAATTTCCAATTGAAAATCTGCTTCGCCCTCAAGAAGAAATCTTTTCGCCAGAATTAATTGGTGATCCTATATTTAGCTCAGAAGCTTCTCGATTAGATTCTCCCACTTCTAGAACAGGCACTAGGACAAATGCAGTAGCTACTTTAGGCCTACCTAATAAGTTTAATAATATTGAAAAAGGCATACTGCCATTTAACTACGAAAAAGGTTCTGCAGACACAAGGGAGGCAGTAGAGCTTTGTCAAAAAGCCTACTTTAACATTTCTTCTTTTAAAGGGACTATAGATCTTCTATCTGAGTTTGCTGATTCAGAACTTTACCTTGAGGGAGGCTCAGAGAAATCTAAAAAATTTATCGAAGCTTGGTTTAAAAGAATCAGGATGCACGACATAAAGCAACAGTATTTTAGGGAATACTATCGTTCAGGAAATGTTTTCTTTTATAGAGTGGACGGGAAAATCCCTCTTAAAAATTCCCAAAAGATGCTGGAGGCATATGGCGCTAGCTCTAGAAAAAAAATCCCTATTAGGTATTTGCTAATCAATCCTACAGATATAGCGACTAAGGGTTCAATATCTTTTAGTGGTTATGAGTATTTCAAAGTATTGACTCCATTTGAGATCTCTCGTCTTCAAAAGCCAGAGACGGATCATGAATTAGAAATGTTAAACTCTTTGCCAGAAGATATTAAAGAATCCATTAAATCAGGTAAGAATAATTACGGTATGGCGAGAGTGCAAATTAAACTTGATCCTCAGTTGCTACATGTCGTCTTCGCCAAAAAACAAGATTATGAGCCTTTGGCTATCCCTCTTGGCTATTCTGTACTTGAAGACATAAACAGAAAGATAGAATTAAAGAATATTGATCAAGCTATCAGTCGCTCTATTGAAAATGTTGTCTTGCTTGTAACTATGGGCAACGAGCCTGACAAAGGCGGGGTAAATCATAGAAACTTAGCTGCCATGCAGCAGATCTTTAAGAATCAAAGTGTTGGTCGGGTTCTTGTTTCTGACTATACCACAAAAGCAGATTTTATTATTCCAGATATTCGCAAGGTAGTTGGCCCAGAGAAGTATGAGGTAATCAATAAAGATATTGAGCAAGGATTACAAAACATTCTTATCGGAGACTCTAAGTATTCCGACACTCAGGTTAAAATGAGAGTTTTCTTTCAGCGGCTAGAAGACTCTCGCAGAGCCTTTTTGAATGATTTTATTAATCCAGAAATTAGGAGGATCTGCAAGTCTGCTGGTCTTCGTTCTTGGCCAGAAGCTAAATTCGCGAAAACTGACACCATGGACGATAATAATCTATCCAAATTAGCGACAAGACTTATGGAACTAGGTGTTCTTACCCCAGAACAGGGAATGAAAGTAGTTCATACTGGAACGTTCCCAGAGGCATCTGAAATGCAGCAAGCTCAAAACAAATTCAAAGAAGAGCGCGAAAAGGGACATTACATGCCTCTTGTGAATACAATTAATTTATACAGCGAGGAAGAGGATTCTTCAACGCCAGACAAGCCCACTGCAGTCGCACCATCTGGAGGCAGACCAATTGGAGTATCAAACTCTTCTTATTCAAAGAAAAATATTGTCGAGGCTACAAGAAAGATAAATGAACTTGAGCTTTTAGCATTTAGAGAATTTGCTTCTAAATTTGGACTCAAGAGGATGTCTAAAGAAAAAAAAGAAATGGTAGCTCAGGTTTGCGAATCTATTGTTATAGCTAAAGATTTAGTTGATTGGGAAGAAACTTTATCTGAAATAGTAAAAGATTTAGACAAACTCACTTCTCTTGCGGTAAACAAAAAAGTTCTAGAGTTAGGTTGCCAACACCAGTTGGATGACTTAGCTTCTGCAATTTTATATCATTCTATGCAGATTTCAGTGTAATAAAAAATATGTCATTGGATGATTTTAACATTTGCTTATTTGAAGGCAAGGTAAGAGAGATTAAAAACGAAGAGTTCGAATCATTTGGACTTTCGCAAGGATCTATACAAGAGGCCGCGAAATCTTTGCTGCCAGATGATTTCGACCCCGAAGAAAATATTGATGTATTGCCTGTAGTATTCAATTTAGCTAAAGTTAATGAATTCAACAAAAATGGTGATGGTATTGATGCAAAAACAGCAATAGCCGCTGTAAAAAGATTTATTAACAAGCCAATTAATA